TCCTCGGCCCGCTATGACGTGTACACCATGCGCATCCGACCTGACCACAACGAGGTGCTGACCTACGCTTGGCAGATTATGGAGAAGCAGTTACGCACCGCACCGGGTGAGTACGCCATGCGGCGCAGTGAGCCCGCCGGGCCGTACATCAAGGGGTTCAAAGCGGCGCTGCGCCAGTTGATTCTCAAGCACTACGTCTCGCGCGACGAGTCGGTCTACCTCATCGACCTGAGCGGCAAACCGCTTGAGTCCGACCGCCTGGACGCCGTGAACAACATGTACCGTGGGCGCTGGTACAAAATGCGCAACCTGATCGATCAATCACCGGAGTTTAATTTTGATACTCAATCTGCACCGCCCGCACCGTCTTTATCCGGGGAGCATTCTCTTGGTACAACCGGTTCAATTCCTCAAGCACCTGTGATTGCTCGTTGACGGCGGTACGGGCCTCGGGGGCGCCACGCAGAGCCAGCGCGGCCTTGAGCTTTACCTCTTTCTCGGCGGCGCTCATCTCAAGCGCGCTCTCGACCGCCAACTCGTGGATCACCTCAAGCGCCTCGATCCGGTAGCCGCGCGTCAGGCGCTCAAGCTCGTCCGAGAATTGCTCATCGGACAGGCGCTTGTAGTCGGCGTTGTTGACCTTGAGCGAACCGATGGCCCCGGCGATCACTTGCAGGCCCTCGGACGCACGGATGTAGCCGTCCAACTCACGTGCGGTGCACCCCAGGTAGCTTGCCGTCACGAAAAGGTCGCCACGGCACGCCATGAGCGCGTCGCTCACAGTGCTCTCGGTTATTCCGCCGGCTCGTAGGGATTCGCGGGTCATCTCAATACTCCAGCCCGAGCGCGTACCCCATCTCGTGCAACTTGGGCAGTTGGCGCTTCATGCGCCCGATCCCAATGTCTGTGCGCCACATGGGCGAATTGGGTATCTTCACCTTGTCCACGGCAGCGTAGGCCGACCGGCGGGCCGCAGTGATGCTTTGGCCTGTACCTGTGACCACCATCGTGTAGTCGCCGCACGTCACGTAGCCGGGCATGTCCACCACCTTGTCACCCACCATCGTCGGGGCGTTTCCGATCATCACCTCGGACAGGTGGATGTGATCCATGTCCTCGGCGCCACGGATGGGGATGCCGCACAATTCCTTGTTTGTGATCTTGCTGTACGGGAAGTCGGGCAGCGCGATCACGACGCTGATACCGATCTCGCCCTCGACCGCCTCGATGGTGTCCTTGCCGTTCAAGCCGTCGAGCATCCACTGGATCGGGTCTTCATTTTTGATGTGGGCCGTCACGTTGTGCTTGGTGGGCCAGCCGTCGCGCATGGTCCATTCCATCGGCCAGGGGCCGTCGGCGTCGATGATGCAGTTGTTGTCGATGTATCCCACGTAGCCGATCTTGTCGAGAATGTCGCCCACAGGGAGCAGCACCTCGCGCGCCAGGCGGGAGTCGGTCGTCATGCGACTGAGCGTGCCCATCTCCCCTGTGGCCACCCCGAGGTCGCCGGTCATGAGCTTTTTGTATTCCCAATTCTCGTAGAACCACTTGGACCAGCCGCCCGGCCCGTACCAGCCGCCCACCGCCATCTCGACGCCGTACTTTCGCTCCTGCAAGATAAAGCCATCCTTTTTGGCTGCTTTGCGCAAGTCCTCGCGCCCCTTCCAGCGGGTGAGCATGTACACCAGGTCGGCAGGGTCGGACGCCACGTAGGACAGGGCCTTGTTCGCATCGCCGGACGGCTTGCTGACCAGGTACTCGGGGTGTTTCTTGACGAAGGCAATCGCGTCGTCGTAGTCGTTGAACGCCTTGGACGACATGGTTTTGATGCCCGAGTCGCGCATGGCTTTCTGCCCGGCCTCGCGGTCCGTCTCCATGGCGCACGCGGTGATCCCCGCGCCGATGATGGGGTAGCCCTTCAAGCGGTACGGCTCCAACATGTCAATCCACTGGGTGTTGTCGGGCAAATAAATCAGGTCCGCCCAATCCAACCACTTGCGCTGAATCTCGGAGAAGTCGGTGATCTTGTCGATCATGCCCATGCCGGCCATGCGCGGTGTGCCGTCGGGCCGGGGTTTGTCGTACCATTTCACGGACCAAGAATTCATTTTTGCCCTAAGCGCCATATCCAGGCAATTTGAGGACGTATCCAAGATGAGCAGGCGCTTGGTCATTTACAGCCCCGATAGCCACCACATTGCCCACAGGTCACATGCGACGATAATTAGTAGGAGGATCATGGTGCTAGTTTAATGCCAATATCCGCCGCGCCAGCAACCCCTATCACCTTTGCGATACCCCACGCGATACGTCGTGCTCGGTCGGTCTTGGCCTGCAAATCCTCTGCCCGGTCGATCATGGCCAAAGCCGCACGGAATTTGTCATCCGGCAGTACACCCTGCTTAACCAAATCGCGCATAGTGCTGACGTACTCGTCAAACGCCTTTTTCTGGTACTTGGGGCTTGTCATTCCATTCAGCGCGTCAGCGTCCTTGAGCGCCCCTCCGATTTTCTCAAGTGTCGCGTTGGTCACAGGGGCCTGACCCATCGCTGCTGCGGCACTCTCTGCCTCTGCTCGCTTGGATGCAGCCCCCGTTGCCTCCGAACGGGCTCGCTTGGATGCAGCGGCCAATTCGCTCATGGACTGCTCGGCCTTAGACATGTCGGCCTTTTCAACTTTTGGCGGGGCCACTCTTTCCGGTCCGGCCGCAGCCTGGCGCTCCAGCGGCGCACGCACCTTGCTCAACTCGCCCGACTCACCCCTTGCGGCTTTGGCGCGCTCAGCGGCGGCGGCGATTTGCTGCTCCTTGGTGGCCTCCGCACCAAATCGGTTTTCTAGCCTCGAACGAACATCCGGCACTGCTCGCAGAGTAGCTGCCGTTTGTGGAACTCTTAGCGCCTCCGACCCCTTAGCTCCAACTAGACCTTTGCGGTCAACTAGGTCGGTGACAATCCAATTTTCAAACATGGAGTTTACCGTTGCCTCGGCCGCAGCCTTCGCCTCGGCCGCAGCGTTTGGCCCACCTGCCAATGCGTCGGAAAGAAGATTTACACCCTCTCGTGTTTTGAACACGGCATCGGGTAACTTTTGACTGGCGATGCTCTTAACCTTGTCTCCTGACAAACCACCTTCCTCGGCGGAAATCAATTTCCCGAGCCTTGTGCGATTCGTCCACATGGCTTCTGCAGCTTTTCGATACTCGTCGTTGGCAGACGCATATTCGGGAACAAAGTCGCCGATGGCTTTGTCCAGCTTGTGAGCGACTTCTAGCGCCTCGTTACGAAACGTGCTGTCCCACCCTTCTGAGTCACGGCTATAGGCTTTGTTCTTTATCCAGCGGCTGACCAAACTCAGATCGGAAGTGGTCAATGGGGCCTCGGGGGTTTTTTCCTTCGGCTTTACCATCTTGCTGGTCACGCGCCCTTTCCCTGTTGGTGCCGAAACCTCCTCTTTTGCAGCGACCCCACGAACGGAGCTTATTAACTGCTTCAACTGTGACTGCAATTCGGGTATGCTTTTCGACCTTTCAAGGAGTTTTTCAGCATCGGCAACTATCGGATCGACCTTTACTCGCGCCCCACTCGCCTCCTTTTCCACGGCGGCTTTAGCCGCGTCTCCATAGGCTTTAGCGCCAACCTCTTTTAGGTTGGTTTCGGCTAAATCAAGAGCTTTGTCGTAAGCTTCACGCAGCACGTCACCCTGCGCGTCAAGCGTGGGAGTCTTTCCACCACTGCTCATTTCCGCCAACTCAGCTTGCGTTGCCGCCATGGCCTGCTCATGCGTCTCGGCCTCGGCCAATTTACCCTCGACTTGCTTTCCTAGCGCAGACGACTGCTGCACCGCTGCGGCGTGTTGCGCCTCGGCCTGCTGCACCATCTCTGCGTGCTTGACCTCGGCTGCACGCTGCGCTTGGGCGTGCTGGGCGTCAATATCGCGCTGCATCTGAGCGGCACGAGATTCGTATTCGTGGGCCTGCCCCATGCTGGCCGACTGCTGCGCGGCATGCTGCTGTGCCTGTGCGGTCAATTCCTGGCGCTTGGCAGCAAGTCGCTCGGTCTCAGCCTTGAATTCGTTGCCGGCCTGCTCGACCAGCATGCGACGCATGGCCGCTGCGGCTTCTGCGCGTGCTGCGGTCGCCTCGGTTCCTTGCAGGGTTCCAATGATTCCTCGTCCCGCTCCGGCAATGGACGGGGGAAGACCTGGCACCTTGACCGACGCAGCGGCGTCACCGGCCGCGCGCGCCACTGTTGGGACCGATCGGCCCAACGCGCTCATCTCGCCGGCCAGGCCCGGCAACGCACCCATGTACTCGGCGCCCGGCACCTTGGCGCCAATG